AGAGATGTTAAGATTTTTGCACCTAGATTAGGCATGGGTGCTACAAACAAGGAAGAATAATGTTAAAGAACCTTTTTAAATCTGCAAAAAAAGCACTTAAGAATCCTGTAGTGCAATTAGGTATAGGTGCATTAGTACCGGGCATGCTCCCCGCAAGTATGGGCATATTAAGAAATCCTGCTGTTCTTCAAGGTGGTATAGGTTTACTAGCAGGCGACAAACCTGCGGACGTAGCTCGTAATATTGGCATACAAGCATTACTGGGTGGTTTTAGAGGTTTAGGTGAAGGTGGACCTGGATTTACTGAGGGTATAAAAAGAACATTTCAAACTCAAACTGAAAAACAAAAATTGATAAATGAAATAGAAGATGCAATACCTGATATTAAAAAAACTAATGATAGTATAGTTGATAAAGTTTTTGAAGCAGCATCTAAAATCAAACCTGAAACATATTTAGGTTTTGCAGAAGTAGCTTTACCTTTTGCTTTGGCTAAGATGGCACAAGATAGTATACCTCAGGTGACTCCACAAGACATCGGTGTAGGTAATCAAGATGAGTACAGAAGAATGTTAGAAGAAAGTAGATTTCAAAACACTGGAGGCATCGCAGGATATGCTAAGGGTGGATCAAAAGAAGCAAGTATTGGTATAAACAGCTTGA